TAGAAGACATTAACAAAGGTCAAAAAGAATTAATGACAATTGTTAATCAAATAGGTATTTTAGAATCTCAAAAACATAGTCTATTACACCAAGTGGCAGAAGCTAATAAAGTTGTAGAAGATTTAAAGGCTGAACTCGAAAAAGAGTATGGAGCTATTGATATTGATTTAGCAACTGGAGAGTATACTGAGGTTAAAAAAGATGAGTCTAAACTTACAAAAGCCTAAGATGTCTTCAGTTGTAAGAAAAATAAGTATTGGTTCTGACTATAAGAATGACGCTATGCATTATTCTGTAGGTCAACAAGTTTATGGAGGTCACGAGATCTCACACATACTTTTTGATGAGTCTGATAACTCTTACAATATTCACATTAAAAAAAACAACGAGGTAATGCCATGGAAGAAATTCAATTCTAACATGGCAATATCCGTTGAATATGACTTAGAGTATTGAAAAGTTTATACGACTTCATAGTAGAGCCATTAGGCGAAAAATACAGTAACAAAATAAAGGTAGGTGATAAAGAGTTAGTTTTAAATACAAAAATTGAAGATTTCAAGTTTGTAAATAGATTAGCTAGAGTAATAGAAACGCCTAAAGCTTTTAATACTGGTATTGATGTTGGTGATATAATTGTTATACACCAAAACGTGTTTAGAGTATTCTATGACATGAGAGGAAATAAAAAGAAAAGTAGATCTTGGTTCAAAGATGATTTGTATTTTTGCGCTATAGATCAAATCTATTTATATAATAAAGGTGAAAAGTGGAAATCTTTTGGAGACAGATGCTTTATTTCACCTATAAAAGATACAGAGTCTTTAACGCTAGATAAAGAGAAAAGCCTTGTTGGTATATTAAAATATGACAATAGCTCCTTAAATGCGCTAGGAATTAACTCAGGGGACTTAGTTGGTTACACGCCAAACGGAGAATGGGAGTTTTTAATTGACGGTAAAAGATTATACTGTATGAAATCTAATGATATCGTAATTAAATATGAACACCAAGGAAACGAAGTTGAATATAATCCAAGCTGGGCAGAGAGCAGTGGAGGAGTTAATCAAAGTAGCTAAAGAAGCTATTGTTGATTCAGATGACGATATATCAGCGGATAGATTAAAGAATGCTGCGGCTACAAAAAAGCTAGCTATATTTGATGCTTTTGAAATATTAAATAGAATAGAAGCTGAAGAGAATATGTTAAATGAAAAACCAGTGGAGGTTAAAGAAGAGAAATCTTTTAAAGGCTTTGCGGAAGGGAGATCTAAATAATGTACGAGCAGACTTTATATAAAATACTTAAAGACCACGTTAAACCTAAAGTTATAAAAAGAACTAATAGGTATAAGAAATGGGAGTACGGTTATAACGAAGAACACGATATGGTTGTTATAAGTAAGACCGGGCAAATAGGTGAAATTTATGAAATACAAGATTTAAAAATAGCTTTGCCAAAAGCTGAAAATGTACATACATTTGAAGAAGACAGGTGGAAGCACACTGAATACCCAAAGGAACTTAGTAAAATCAAATCAGTATTTGATTGGGAAGAATACCCTTTGGACTTTAAAGAAAAATGGTATGATTACATTGATGAAGAATTTAATAGAAGAGAACAAGGCTTTTGGTTCTATAATAAGGGTGTGGCTACTTACATTACTGGTACTAACTATATGTACTTGCAGTGGAGTAAAATTGACGTCGGGCAGCCAGACTTTAGGGAATCAAACAGATTATTCTACTTATTCTGGGAAGCTTGTAAAGCCGACCCGCGCTGCTACGGCATGTGCTACCTTAAAAATAGACGATCAGGTTTTTCATTTATGGCAAGTGGGGAAACCGTTAACCAAGCCACAATATCTACGGATTCACGCTTTGGTATACTCTCGAAGTCTGGACCCGATGCAAAGAAGATGTTTACTGACAAAGTTGTCCCAATATCGGTTAACTACCCCTTCTTTTTCAAGCCAATACAAGACGGTATGGACAGACCAAAGACAGAGCTCGCGTATAGAGTACCAGCGTCAAAGTTCACAAGACGTAAGCTTGACTCAAACGAGAAGCTACAAGAGATCACAGGTCTCGACACCACGATCGACTGGAAGAACACAGGGGACAACTCGTATGACGGTGAAAAACTAAAACTACTAGTACACGATGAAAGTGGAAAGTGGGAAAGACCAACAAATATATTAAACAACTGGAGGGTAACTAAAACTTGTTTAAGGTTAGGTTCTAGAATTATAGGTAAGTGTATGATGGGATCAACATCAAACGCTTTAGACAAAGGAGGCGATAACTTTAAAAAACTTTACAATGACTCAGACGTTACACAAAGAAACGCCAATGGACAGACTCGCTCAGGACTCTATTCTTTGTTCATACCTATGGAATGGAACTACGAAGGCTACATTGATTCTTATGGCTTTCCTGTATTCAACACACCAAAAAAAGAAGTTGTAGGTCCTTTTGGAGATGTTATAGCTCAAGGAGTAATAGAATACTGGGATAATGAAGTTGAAGGTCTTAAAAACGATCAAGATGGTTTAAATGAATTTTATAGACAGTTTCCGCGTACAACTAAGCACGCATTTAGAGATGAGTCTAAAGAATCTTTATTTAACCTAACAAAAATATACGAGCAAATAGATTTTAACGAAGATCTTAAAAACTCAATATCAGTTACTCAAGGAAGTTTCCAATGGGAGAACGGAGTTAAAGATACAAAGGTTATGTTTGTGCCAAATAAAAACGGTAGATTCAGAGTTTCCTGGATTCCACCTTTAAATCTCCAAAACCGTGTGATAATAAAAGGAGGGATCAAATATCCAGGTAATGAGCACTGCGGAGCTTTTGGTTGTGATAGCTATGATATATCAGGTACAGTTGATAAAAGAGGGTCAAACGGATCTTTACACGGTTTAACTAAGTTTAGTATGGAAGACGTACCTCCAAACCATTTCTTTTTAGAATATATAGCTAGACCACAAACTGCTGAAATATTTTTTGAAGATGTTTTAATGGCTTTGGTTTTTTATGGTATGCCAATATTAGCAGAGAATAACAAGCCTAGATTATTATATCATTTAAAAAGAAGAGGTTATAGAAAGTTCTCTATAAATAGACCAGATAGAAAATATAATAAATTATCGGTAACAGAAAGAGAATTAGGTGGAATACCAAATTCAAGTGAAGATATAAAACAAGCTCACGCTGCTGCAATAGAATCTTACATAGAAGATTTTGTAGGATTAAAAGAAACAGGTTATGGTGATATGTATTTCCAAAGAACACTGGAAGACTGGGCAAAGTTTAATATAAATAACAGAACAAAGCACGATGCTTCTATTAGTTCTGGACTTGCTTTAATGGCTTGTAACAAACATAGATACGCTCCATCAGCTCCAGCAACAAGGAGAGAAGCTGTAAATTTAGGAATTAAAAAATACGACAACAAAGGTGTCACATCAAAAATAATAAGTTAAATGGGTATATACACTAACACTAACAGTGCTTTTCCAAGCCAAGTAGTAAGCGACGCTGAAAAAGCTAGCTGGGAATACGGGACTCAAGTTGCTCAAGCAATAGAGTATGAGTGGTTTGACCAAGGGCGAACTGGAGGTAACAGATACTTAACTAATTGGAATAACTTCCATACATTAAGACTATATGCTAGAGGTGAACAACCTGTGCAGAAATATAAAGATGAATTATCTATTAACGGTGATTTGTCTTATCTTAATTTAGACTGGAAACCAGTACCTATTTTATCTAAGTTTGTAGACATCGTGGTTAACGGTATATCACAGAAGTCTTACGACATAAAAGCTTACTCTCAAGATCCTAGCTCAGTTAAAAGAAGAACTGAATATGCTAGCAAGCTTCAAGAAGATATGGTTGCTAAAGAATATTTAGATAACTTAAAGCAAACATTAGGTATTGATCTACATCAATCACCAAGTGGAGTTGTAGTTCCAGAATCTAAAGAAGAGTTAGAACTGCATATGCAACTTAGTTATAAGCAATCAATTGAAATAGCAGAAGAAGAAGCTATATCAACTGTATTTGCTCAAAATAAATACGATCTTGTAAGACGTAGATTAAACATGGACCTTACAACAATTGGTATTGCCGCTGGTAAAACTAATTTTAATACAGCTGAAGGAATTACAGTTGATTATGTGGATCCTGCTTATATGGTTTACTCATATACAGAAGATCCAAACTTTGAAGACATATATTATGTAGGTGAGGTAAAATCTATAACAATACCAGAACTTAAAAAAGAGTTTCCTGGTATATCAGAAGAGGAATTAAAGAAAATACAAGAAACACCTGGTAATAGACAATATATAACTGGTTGGGGTAATTATGACGAAAACACTGTACAAGTTATGTACTTTGAATATAAGACTTACCACAATCAAGTTTTTAAAATAAAACAAACAGATTCAGGTTTGTTAAAAGCTTTAGAAAAGCCAGATACATTTGATCCGCCTGAAAATGACAACTTTGAAAGAGTGTCTAGATCAATAGAGGTTTTATATACTGGTGCTAAAGTTTTAGGGACTAATACTATATTAGACTGGAGCTTAGCAGAGAACATGTCTAGACCAATGGCAGACACAACTAAAGTTGAAATGAATTACACGATATGTGCTCCTAGAATGTATAAGGGACGCATAGAGTCTGTTGTAAGCAAATGTATTGGATTTGCAGATATGATTCAACTAACGCATCTTAAATTACAACAGGTAATGTCTAGAATGGTACCAGACGGTGTCTATTTAGATATGGACGGTTTAGCTGAGGTTGATCTTGGTAATGGAACTAATTATAATCCTGCAGAGGCATTAAATATGTATTTCCAAACTGGTTCTATTGTAGGTAGATCAATGACGCAAGACGGCGATATGAATCCAGGTAAAGTACCTATTCAAGAACTTAACAGCTCAAGCGGTTTAGGGAAAATACAAGCTCTTATACAAACGTATCAATACTATTTACAAATGATACGCGATGTGACCGGATTAAATGAAGCTAGAGATGGAAGCGCGCAAGACAAAAACTCGTTGGTAGGTCTTCAAAAGATGGCCGCTAACGCATCCAACGTCGCGACTAGGCACATTAAACAAGCTAGTTTATATCTTACGTTAAAGCTAGCAGAAAACGTGTCTCTTAAAATAGCAGATGCTTTATATTTTCCATTAACAGCTGAGTCGCTTAAAAATTCTATATCAACTTTCAATGTTGAAACATTACAGCAGGTTGTTGATTTAAACTTATATGACTTTGGTATATTCTTAGAATTAGAGCCAGATGATGAAGAGCAAGCTAAGTTAGAACAAAACATTCAAGTTGCATTAGGT